TGAAAATGGTATCTTCTACCAAATTCCACAAAATCTCCAGTTCCCCTTCAGCAATGAAGGCAACAAAAAGATCAACGTCCACCCGTGTTAGCCGTAGCGGAAGAAAAACCACAAAGGTCTTTCTGCCTGACGACCCTGTCGGGTTTACGGTACTCACAAAGTTCCCCTATGTTTCCACATTGATTGTAGAAACAATTCTTGGTTTGAAGAATCTTCTCACGATTTTCGGTTATAAAAGACACTCAAAAGAGGGTCAAAGAAAATCGGTCGAAAACATCATCTCCCTTTTCGAAAATCTGAATGAAAAGGAGGCAGTAGATATGCTTAAATATCTAACCCAGAGATGGGTCCCCAAGATTGATGGTATAGAAGAGCCTGAAAAACCAGGGTTTGTCAAGCAATCAAACTCTCTATTTGTAGGAGAATGGCTTCGCTTTCTTAGACCACGTCTCTCTGTAAGAAAGTCAGGAAGTTATTCGAAAACTGGTCTTAAAATTGCAATGAGCTTGTTGCAATTTAAGAGATGCATCTCTCCTCTACCTCAAAGCCTCAGAGAACAAGCTTTGATTAAACATAAAAAGACTCTTCAACAAGTGAAGAGCACACCACAGAATATATTAAATTCAATCTCGAGGGCAGCTGAGGAGCTGTTCCCTGAAGGTTGGGATCTTGAAAATTTTAGAAGAAAACCACAATATGTTTTCTCTAAAAGTTCTTGTTTTGAAAATTCAAGATCTCAAGGGGGTAATCAAACCTTCTTGTTTAAATCTTCAAATGAGACTGAGTGGTGTCCTAACGATCAGTTAGGTCGAATGGTAGAGACGTTTCCTGGTATTGTTTTAGAATTGAGAGCACATGCTTATGCAACTTGTTCCATTAGATTATCAGAACAAGAAGTGCGAGATTCAGTGAATACTGATCTCAGGGCTCAAACAGAAGTTGTTGAGGACCCATTAAAAGCAAGGATAATTACTAAAAATAATTATTTTTGTAATCTTCTAAAACCTTTCCAGAAAGCAATACATGGGCATCTGAGAGAATATGACCAGTTCAAATTAATCGGACAGACCATTGATGATGACTACATGACATGGATTTGCAAAGATAAATCAAAAAAAGATTTATTTATTTCTGGTGATTATTCTGCTGCTACTGATAACTTAAATCAGGATGCATCAGAATTATGTCTCAATACAATATTGAACAATATGAGATCTAAATGGTCTCAGGATCCTATTATCCAGATCCTAGCCAGAAATAGTTTAGGAAAGACCCAAATCTTTGCAGGTCATGAATTTCGAAAATTAGAAGGCTTTGATAAACCATTTATTCAAAGTAATGGCCAGTTAATGGGATCGTTATTATCTTTTCCGATCCTGTGTGTGATCAATTATGCTATCTTTGCAGAAGCATTATTTAGGAACACTGGCATTTATCCAAGCACTTCTAAGGATGGTAGTGGGGCCAAAGTAGGCATCAATGGTGATGATATAGGTTTTGTAGCTAACCAAAAGCTCTATAAAATTTGGTTAAAATTAGTTCCTTTAGTTGGGCTTGATCCCTCACCAGGAAAGAACTATGCATCTTCAAGGTTTATGACCTTAAATTCTCAATGTTACGTCCCTTCGGGATGTAATATGAAAAAATTACCATGGGTGAACCTAGGTTTACTCAATGTTTTAGGGAAATCAAAATCCTCAAAACAAGATTTTAATGGTAATATGGAAGATGACATATGTCCTTTAACCAGCTTAGGACCGATGCATGATGAATTTGTTAAGGGCTGTCCCGAAGCAAAGATCGCAACAGGAGTTTTTATTCATGCACATAAGGAAGAGCTACAGAAGACCTTTAGGAATTTACATGGACCTGAACATTTAGGAGGTTTAGGAGCAAAGATCAATGCTTCTAGTAAACGCCTTACCGACTATCAATTAATGTTATCTTTATTAATTGAGAAGAAGCTTGTTAAGCTTCCTGGATCAGGACTTGATTCAGTCACTAAGAGATTAGTTGGAGAACTATCTCAAAAGTCGGAATATTTTATTAAAGAGCACTATGTTCAGGATGATGTACCGGTTAGTGATGATGATGTTACAGAGAGAGTGGAAGCATACAAATCAGCATTGAGGCATCTGATAACTTGGTTTCAACCAATTCAGATCTTTAATGAATCAAGAAATGATTGGCAGTGGGCAAAAAAGGTCTACCGCTTATTCAAGGGGCAGAAGCTTGAGAAGATGTCTTCAGAAGACTATCTTTTCGCTCCTAGATGCCTAAGATTGTTGATTTGTAGCCGTGTGAGTACATGTTGTGGTGAAAATGATGAAACAGTTCCTCGTTTCATCCCATAATTCATATTATCATGATATGTTAAC